GGCCCTCGGGTTCGAGTTCGCCATGGACCAGAACGTCAACCTCCTGACCAACGGTACCCGGCATGGAACCCCCGCGAATTTCAAGGTGGCGACCACGTCCACGACCGGAGATAGCACGCTGGCCGTCAAGGGCTTCACTGCTCTCGATACGTTCAACGCGGGGGAGATTTTTTCAATCGCCGGCGTCAATTCGGTCAACCCCGAAAACCAGCAGAACACCGGCCTGCCCCAAACGTTCGTTGTCACCGAGGACGATACCCTGACGAACGGCACGGGCACCCTGTCGGTTTCCCCGTCGATCATCGCAGCCGGTACCGGGATACCGAATGGCACGGTCAATGCCCTTCCCCAGGCGGACGCGTTGATTACGCTCCTGTCCGGGACAGCGTCCACGGCCTATCCCATGAACATCGCCTACCACAAGGATGCCTTCACGCTGGCCACGGCCGATTTGGAGATGCCGAAGGGCGTCGACTTCGCGGCCCGTGAGACATATGACGGCATCAGCATGCTGATCGTCAGGGCTTATGACATCAACAACGCACAGTTCCCGTGCCGCATCGACGTGCTCGCGGGATGGGCGACCCTGCGGCCCGAGCTGGCCTGCAGGATCACAGGATAAGGAGGATTCAAATGGCAGCAGATGAACAATTAGGCAAAGGAACACAGGGCGGGGCCGCTATACACTTCCCCGTAAGTTTCGGAGCGGAGTCAACCCCCGTGAACCAGCAGACGGGCACGGGTGGGAGTCCGGTATCGACCGCACCGACCAACACAGCCCCGTGGGGGTTTGCAACCCAGGAACAGGCGCAGCAGGTGTTGAATGCAATGCTGGCGCTGCAAAAGTTTGGGTTGATCGACTAGTCCCGGTCTCTTCCGAGGTCTGGCCGGGCCGAAGGGAGATGAAGAACAAGAGAGGGAAGCGGCATGTGGGTGCCCACACACCCATGTGCCGCTTTCTCATTTTGGTGAGGAGATTCTATGATCATCCAGGTCCAGCAGCTTATCAGGACGGCCCTCCAGGATATAGGGGCGGTCGCGAAATCGGAGATGCCGACGTCCGACGAGATGACGGACGGGCTGACGAAGCTCAACTTCATGATAGATGCGTGGTCGGTGCGCTCCCTCATGGTCCTGGGCACCGTCCTGACGGCGTTCCCTCTTGCGTCGGGTAAGTTCGCTTATACGATCGGGCCCGGCGGCGACTTCGACACGCCCCGGCCATCGGCGGTCACGGACGCCTATATCAGGGACGGGAACGGCAGCGATATCCCGGTTGAAATTCTTTCCTCTGACGAGTACTATGCCATCCAGGACAAGGCCATCGGCACCGGCCGTCCTCAAGGTCTCTTCTTCGACCCCGGCCAGACTCAGTCGGCAAACCCACTCGGTACGGTCAATCTTTACCCCGCTCCCGATCCTTCAACCCCCTACACGCTCTATATGGGCGAGCAGGGAACACTGACGGAGTTTGCAAACCTGACGGACGCGGTCACCTTCCAGCCCGCCTACTATGAGGCGCTCGAATACAACCTCGCGGTGAAGCTGTGGCCCCAGTATCACGAGGACGCCAAGCCCATATCGGCGCGGCTCGACAAATTTGCCCTCGATTCCGTGCGCATCATCGAGACCATGAACGCAAAGCGGGTGACCGCCTCAATAGAGGTGCCGGGCAGCAAGCGCGGCGGCTACAACATCTACACGGGAGAATACAGGTAAGGCAATGTTGAATGGTGAATCGAATGAGTAAAAAAACGTCTTTCATTAAGAATTCAACATTCATCATTCAACATTGCGACCGGAGGTCGCCATGAACATCCCTTTCGTCGGGCCTACCTATAACGGCCGGTCATCGAATATAGACGCGTCGCGGTCCGTCAACTTTTACCCGGAGACAAACCCTGCCGGCGCAAAATCGGTGATAGCCCTCGTCAACACGCCGGGGACGCTGCTCTGGGCTCAGGTCGACCCTTCTCCCGTCAGGGGCATGCACGTCTTCGGCGGCCTCCTCTATGTGGTGGCAGGAGGCAAGCTCTACTCCGTCGACGCACGCGGCGTGGTCTCGCAGGTCCTGGGCATGCTCGCGACATCGGCGGGCAGGGTGGCGATGGCGGACAACGGCCTCGCCGTCAGTGGCGTGGGCGGCAACCAGTTGATGATCGTGGACGGCGCATATGGCTACATCTATAACGCGCAGGCGGGCGCATTCACCGCGATCTCGGGGGGCGGATGGCCCGTCGCGGGCGCATTTGCGCTCACCTACATCGACAGCTATTTTGTCATCGCCAATGCAAACAGCATGTCCGTATCCGCGTCGAACCTCTACGACGGCGCCACGTGGTCGGCGCTGGCCACAAGCCCGGTGTCGGCAGCCCCCGACCTGGTCCGGGCCGTGATCAACGTGCGCCAGCAGCTCTGGGTGATCAAGGAGTACACGTCCGAGTGTGGTACGATGCGGGAACGCCTACCACCCAGGGGTTCCCTTTCATGCGCATAGGGGGTCAGGTCATCGACTACGGGACCCCGGCCCCATCATCCGTCGCCCGCGGCGACAACTCATTTTTCTTTCTCGCCAACCAGCGGAACAACGACGGCGGGGAGTTGGTAGGTGTGGTGGAGCTTTCGGGCCTCGTGCCGCAGATCGTCACCCCTCCCGCCATCGTCTACCGGATGAGTCTTTATCCCACCGTGAATGACGCCTTTGCCTACTGCTACAGCAGCGAGGGGCATACCTTCTACGTGATTACCTTCCCCGCGGGGAACGCCACATGGGTCTACGACGCGTCCACGCAGATGTGGCACGAGCGCTCGACATGGACGGGTGTGCCCTATGAGATCGGCAGGCACGTGGGCAACTGCTACGCCGGATTCGGCGGCATGCACCTCATCGGGGACTGGCAAAACGGCAACATCTATGAGATGCGGTCCGACGTGTATGAGGACAAGCCAACACCTCTTCGACAAGAAAGGCATGGAAAATATCTTCATCCGCCGCCTCACCCTGGATATGGAAACGGGCGTCGGCGACGCCGCGTCCGCCCTCCAGACCGGGATAGATCCGCAGGCCGGCCTTGCGTGGAGCGACGACGGGGGGCACACGTGGAGCAATGAGTATACGACCTCTATGGGGTATTCGAGGGACAGAATCTTCCAGGTGACCATTTCGGATGCGGTGAAGAGGGTGCTGATAGGGGCGAACGGGGAATGAAGACGAGTGACGAGTGCAAAGTGATGAGTGATGAGTTTAAAGGAGCGTGGTTCTTTTCCGCTCGTTACTCGGCACTCATCACTCTAAACCCTTGCGAGGGGACCGAGCGATGATCCGCCAATGGCCCGGCACCACCCTGTCCTTTACGGACCCCCAATGGCAGCAGTGGCTCCAGGAGCTTTTCGCCACGGGGAATGTCCTGAAATGGATCGACCCCACAAATCCCCAATTCGGCAAATTGGAGCCGCCCCATACCAGGGGGCTGGTTGCCTACGCGAACGGCGCGGATTGGAACCCGGGAAGCGGGGAGGGGTACTACCGGTGGACGGGCGCGGCATGGAAGTACATAGGGTGAGACAACAGGAGGATCGATGCTCAATTACAACAGCAGGAGTACCGAGTGAAAAAGGGAAAGCGAACCGACGAGGTGAATCATGGCTGACGGGAAGAATTATCTGACGCCGGCGCCGCCGGCGGTGAATATGAACGTGTTGTCCGCCTACTACCGCCCTCCCTCCCTGCGGGACGTGGTGGCCGTGGCAGCCTATGAGGATGCGCGGCAAAATGCGCGGATCAGGAAAAAGCTCCAGGAGATCCGCCTGCGGGACGAGATAGCAAGGCAGCGCCCGTCCCGGGCACACGGGAAACTTCCTTCGCGGAACCCTTTCCGGCCGCCCTGGCTGACCGCACCGCCCCTCAATGCGGCCGTCGGCCCCGATAAGATCGAGCGGAGCGCGGGGAGAAGGACGAGGAAAGGAAGTGACGAGTGAGGAAGTGGAAACTCTTTGATAGGTCCTCTAGGTCGGATCGGACCTCTAAAGGGCCGGAGCATAGAGAAAATAGCGAAAAAAAGGGATACAAACGATGAACCTGAGAACCAAGCACGCCCTGGTTTACGACCTCGGCCTCTTCACCGAAAACGCCCTCCGGCTGCTCCGCGACTGCGCGCACGTCAAATACTTCGTGCCGTGGGCCGACGCCTTCCCCGAGCCTTTCAAGGCGAAGATCGGCGAGGGTCTTGACGGCATGGAGCGAATCGTGAGCTTCGAGGAGCACCTGGACGGGGCGGACTTCATCTTTGTCCCGGATACGACCTGCGCAGGCTTAGTGGAGTGGCTGCGGAAGCACGAGTACCCGGTTGCGGGGGCAGGGGCCGCGGAAAAACTGGAGCTGGACCGCTGGCACGCCCGCATGCGGCAGAAGGAAAACGGTCTGCCCGTCCAGGAGACGCACCGTGTCAAAGGCGTGACGGCGCTGCGCAAGTTCATCCGGGAGCACAAGAACTATTTTATCAAAATCGACGTGTTCCGGGGCATCGAGGAGAGTTTTAAGCATATCGACGAGCACCAGACGGAATGGACCGTCGACAGGATCGCTTATAAGCTCGGTCCCTACAAGGAGGACGTGGTCTTCATCTGCGAGGAGCTGCTCGAAGGGGTGGAGCCGGGGATCGACGCCATCACCTGGGAGGGGGAGCTGATCTTCCCGGCGGCTTGCGGGTATGAGGGGAAAGGTTCAGGCGTCATCGAGCGCGTCTATCGGACAGAAGCCGATCTGCCCGATGCGCTAAAATGGATCGACGAAGGGCTTGCGCCCGAGTTCGGTAAGGCAAAGACGCGCTTCTTCTACTCGGCCGAATTCAAAATCGGTCCATCGCGTACCCCGTACCTGATAGACCCGACCATCAGGCTCGCGGCGCCCGGGGTGGCGGCGATCCAGACAGAGCTTTTCGAGAACTATACGGAAGTGATCTACGGCCTCGCCACAGCGGAGAAGACTTCACCCGTTATCAGTCACAAATACGCAGCCGCGTTGGTGCTGGAGTCGAGTGAGGCCCGCGAAGCGTGGGTCAACGTCGGGTTCCCGAAGGAGCTGCGCCGGTGACTGAAGCTCCGCATGGCGGTTCGCAAGGGCGAGGACTACTATTGCGTGCCTGGCTTCGAGTCCGTCGGCACGGTCATCGGCTTTGGCGGCACGGTCAGGGAAGCGGTCGATCTCGTGAAGGCACGCGCGAAGCAGGTGAAGGGGAAGAGGCTCACGATGGAGGAGGCCGGCCTGGACGTCCTCGCAGACGAGATCAATAAAGGAAAACAGTACGGGATAAACTTCTAATCGAGGATCGCGAAACGCGGATCGCGGATCTGAAGGCCTTTTCGTTTCGCGTTTCGCGATTGTTTTAACTACTTCTTAGTGAGGTGACGAATGAGCGTAAGCTTAACCCCTCCCGTCAGATTCAAGGCGTTTTACCCCGGCACGGGGAATCCTCTGGCCGGGGGGAAGCTCTGGACCCTCCAGCCGGGAACGACAGGCTTCGGCTATCTCAAGGCGAGCTTCACGGACTCGACGGGCCTCGTGGTCAACACAAACCCCGTGGTCCTCGATCCGAGCGGAGAGGCGGACGTGTGGCTCTCCGGCTACACGAAACTGGTGCTCCAGGACGCGGCCGGGAACCTCGTCTGGTCCAGGGATAACGTCTCCTCGGCACCGGCCGCGGGCATAGGTGAAGGCCAGTGGGTGAACCAAACCATGCTCTTTACTTATGTGAGTGCCACACAGTTCTCTACCCCGGGAGACCAGACCGGTGTTTTTCAAGTGGGTGTGAGGGCGCAGGCGATTGTCTCGGCGGGGACGATCTACGGGACCGTCACTGCCTCGGGCATCTCCGGCAACTCCCTCGTGACGACAGTAACGGTTGCATGGGACTCGGGCGCCCTCGATACCGGGCTTTCCACGGTATCAACGAGCATTATTTCCCCTTTGCACTGCGCCTTGCCTGCCCCGCCCGTCTACATCTCGAACTACCTCTCCCTCACCGCCGCCGTTGCGGCGACAGGCGCGGCCCCGATGGACCTGCTCGTCAACGTGTCAACCCCGGTGACGGCGGCAACGACCGTCCCGGGGAACATCAGCATCACCGTGGCGGAGGGCGGACGTAACGAACGCCGGGGGCACCCTCGCCATCAACGGGCCTTTCCGTGCGGGCGGACAGGCGTTCTCAGGCTTCTCGCCGGGGCAGGTAACGGGATTGTCCGAGGCGAGGCCCGAATACTGGACAACGAACAGCGTTCCCGGCACGACCGACATGACGAATGGCGTCGCTTGCGCCTTCGGAGCAAATGATGCCGGCAACGTGGTTTTCAGCGGCGGCGATTACCTCATCGACAATAGCGCCGGCGCACTCAACGTCAGCAACTTTACGGGAACCGTAAAGTTTACCAACGGCTCCCGGCTGGTCATGGGCGACAACACCAAGGGCGGTATAGCGTTCTCGGGCGGTGCAGGACTTGTCATCGAGAATCCGCGCATCGCCTATAGAACCGCGACTGCATCGAGGACGAACCTCACTGCACTGGAGTTCGACCAGACGACTGATACGAGGCTCACCAGGCCTTATATCGAGGACTCTCCCGGCGCGGGTATTCTGTTCAGCCAATGCATCCGCCCACGGGTATCCGACGCACTGATAATCACATCCCAGGCGGACGGGTTGACTTTTGCAAACTGCCTCGATCCGCAAGCGGTGGGTCTTGAGACGCTTGCCACCGGGGATGATGCGTTCTCGGTAATCAATTATACAAGCGGCGCGAACAATAACGGCGGGTTTGCGGCCATGCTCCATCTGAAAAACTCAAAGGGCAACGGTATAAAAATCGCCGGGCAGTCCGATTTCATTGTGTCCGATTTTGAGATCGATGGAACGGCGAGTGACGGGGTGATAGTCACGACGGATAGCGGGTATGGGACGCAAGTACCTGCCAGGGTCACCGTCCAGAAAGGCCAGATAAAGAATGTCGGGGCTGTGACGCCACATGCGGGAAACCAAGCCGGTATTGAATTTACCGCTGTCGGGGCCGGGATAGTTTTCAGGGATATACAGATATTCGCACCACTTGGGCGGGGTGTATCAGGGATTGCCGCATCCGGCGAAGTAACGATAGAGAACATAAAGGTCGTGGGGAGCGGGAATGACGGTGCCTTTCAGCTATCGGCGCAGACCCTTACCGCGCACA